ATGGCATCATTCAGAAAACGTTCAGGCGGCTGGCGCGCCGAAATTGCTGTACTCGGCACCAGGGAATCAGAGACATTCAGTACTAAGGCAGAAGCCGTTGCGTGGGCGGCAGAACGGGAGGCACAGCTGCGCCGAAGTGACGCCACAGGCATCGTCGCAGGCAAAACCTGCCTACAAGCATTTGAACGGTACCGCGACGAGGTCTCAGTCCACAAAAAGGGGGCGCGATGGGAAACTATCCGACTAGCTGCAATCTCTAAGCACATCGTCGCCGACAAGAAACTGGGCGACTACCTGGTCGCGGAGATTACCCCGGACATTCTGGGGCAATGGCGCGATATGCGCCTTAAAACAGTATTGGGCTCAACGGTCAATCGAGACCTCAACTTGATCTCGCATGTTTTCACAACTGCGCGCCGCGAATGGAATTGGGCTTCGAAAAGCCCTACAGCAGACGTCCGCCGTCCTAAGGACCCGCCGCCGAGGGATCGCCTCATCAGCCAAGATGAGATTGACCGCATATGCCTGGCCCTTGCCTACGATGGCAAGATAACAAATGTATCTGGCGTCGTCGCGGCAACATTTTTGTTTGCGATAGAAACTGGCATGCGGTCAGGGGAAATTCTCAGCCTCACACCTGAACGCATTAGTGGCTCAGTTGCGCATCTTCCTCGCACAAAAAATGACAGTAAGCGTGACGTCCCGCTTTCGAAGCGCGCGCTGGAAATCCTCAGCGAACTTCCAGTGCCGACGGCCAAAGCACCTTACTTCAATGTGACTGATGAAAGCAGAGACAGCCTTTTCCGAAAAGCAGTTACACGCGCCGGCATTGAGGGCCTAACCTTCCACGACTCCAGGCATGAAGCCATCACAAGGCTGGCTAAGAAGTTGAATATTCTCGAACTGGCCAGGATGGTCGGACACAAAGACATTCGCCAGTTGCAGATTTATTACAACGAAACTGCCGCAGAGATAGCAAAAAAACTCTAACGGGTCGAAAATACACTACAATTAGTTCAAGTAGCGCATAAGTCACTAGATATAGTGACGAACTACGATGTTGCACTCTATAAATTTCATGCCCAATGGCGTAGGAGGTTTTATGGCAACAAGAGGTCGAGATGCAAAAACAGGTGAATTCATTCCATTGAGTGAAGCAAAGCGGCGTCCAGCAACTACAGTTGTTGAAAAAGTTAAGCCGCGGCCGCCAGCGCCACCACCGCCGAAGAAAAAATAACGTCATCCTTCTGTCCTGCGCCTTCCTTTACTGTGGGCACAGGACACAAAGAATGTTATTTAGTAGATCACCAGCATCCATTGATCTCATTTGATCCCGCCATCAAGCCCCCTGTAAACGGACTGCTGATGCAGCACGGCATTTCCCCTTTGAGACAGTGCGGAAGAATTTAAAAGTTACGCTAAAAACTACGCCGCATTTTTATCCCTTCCTACTTGTTTTTTCCTTAAGGCATCTCAACATGCTCCCTCGTACTGCTGAGCTAAACACCCGTTTCGCTGCAGTCGATAGTGGAGATTCTTATGGCTGCTGATCACCGTCTTGGCCCGCTCAAAAAGAGCGACTTGCAATACGAGTACCCTGAATCAACTACTGAGGGCGATGATCCGTCCAAGCGCGGCACGCCTGATAAGTACCTGCTTAATCGTTCTGAATGGTACGAAATGCTCTACTTCTGCAATCGGTTTGCTAATGAGAATTTGAATGGCAAAAAGGATGTTGCACTAAGAGTCGAGAGGCTGATCAAGGATGATTTTGTTCCGGCCGATATGCATAGCCAAGAAAAAATAGAGAGGTTCATTATCGACAACTGGCTGGCTGGGCCAGATTAAGCGGCGGCCAGGATTGTGATTCCCGTTGTCGTGGGTTCGAGCCCCATCAACCACGCCACAGAATGAGTAGAAAAATCAAAGGGTTACATTTTTCGGCTTCTAACCCTTTTTTGCATTTCCGATGGATTCTCTTATTTTTCAACGTAATCGAATTTCAGCGCCTCCACTCTGAAGGACCAGGTCGGGAAGCGACCGCTTTTTCCTGATCCACTTGAGTGGTAATCACTGAAATTTCTGTTTCTCCATCAAGTGGAACCAGCACTCGGTCGGGCCGCTTATCCGCGACTACGCTCGTTTTAACAACTCATCAATTGCATCTGCTACAGCCCCAAACGAATCAACGATGCCGTCCAGTACGAAATCGAGTGCCCGTCCATAGCCGGCGTTCACGTTTGCTGTATCGAAGCCGAGCTGCCTCAAGGTGATGAGGCAACGTTCTACGGAGTCGTGTGCATCGGCGATTCTAAGGTCGTTATTCAAGAACAATGGAGCCATATTCTTATTGCGATCATTCCAGCCTTCCGGCACTCTGTCCGAGGCGAAGGCATCGCTTCGCTCTTCTTGTGCATTCAGCCCCTCCAAGATGTTTAGAATTGCCTCCAACAGCTTAGCACTTGCAAGATCCTTAATCGTCGCCCTAGTGCATCCTGCGCGTTCCAGCAGGGACTTGAGGTAGCCGTTTGGAATGCGTTGCCATACTTCGTGCAGGCTTTTACAGCGCGATAAAAACATCTGTTGTGTCATGTCCAATGGTGCAACTTGGGCCAACCGGCTGAGCGATGGATAGGCTAACCAGCCATTAGCCGCTACCTCTGCGCGATCAAAGCCTGTCAGCTCTTCAGGCGTTTTGCTAAGCCCTACAGTGGCGCCAAGCTCTGAAAGGCCCTTTCCTAGCCGCAGAAGAACATCTAGCAACCGCTGGACTTTCGCTACTACATGCTCTTCGTCCATATCGATTTGCCCGACGCGGGCCGGGTCGAGCACAAATGAACGGGCATGTAAGATTTCACGATCCGGCTTCGGCTTGTACAATTCGCGCATTGGTATTTCAATCAGATTTCTTCCAACACGTCGGCACTCAGTGAAACTCCATTGCCCTCTGTATGATGGACTGCAGTACCACGCCCCCCACATCTGACAGGGAGTCGAGTCATAAAACGTGCTTTCTTCGTACTTCTGCAGGAACCGATCATCAACATAGATCGAGTCATGCCCTACTAGGCCATTTGCACGATCGTGAGTCATAGCCTGATGATCACCAGGCCACATAATGCCGTCAGCAGTCTGTTCCGGGCAAAGCTCCGGAGTGACCGCCGTGACAGATGCCCAAAGTTGAAGTAAAAGCCCACCTTTATGCTCGCGGATATCCAACTCATACCAAACTACCCCCTCAGCAGGCTTACGTTCCACATGGGATTTGCCCTCCATGAGCTCGCGAAGCTCCGGACAATCCGCTAGTTGGACCGAGTAGTAAAATACTCGTACACCTTGAGCACCACGTAGCCATAAGTACCGGCGGAGATACTCATTTGACATGCGCCAGCTTACATTTCTCTGCAATTTCCAGTAGTAATCACTCGACACCTCCCCTTCTGCAACTGCAAACTCAGGAAGTCCCAAGTCATCGTAAATCAGGCGTTGCTCCTCGTTCCCAATGCAACGAGGAGTCAGACCCAAAGTCATCCAGACCTTTTCGGCTAGATTGAAGGTGTAGAAGGAGCCATCGCCCCATGCCGCGACAACATAGTCAAAACCAGAAATGGACGGCGAGAAGTCAGCTGAGCAGCCCTTAGCATCACCAGAAGGAACCGAGCTCTCCACTACGCCTTGACCTGCCTCGCGCAAGACTTCGATGAGGGCACCATCCGTCTCCGGGATCACTGCCATTTGCAAGTGCAAATGTTCGGCTTGCTCTCCATGCGGATCGTTCTCCTGCTTAGCGGCAACCTCCACAAATTGGCTCGGTGAGAAACCAATGGGTTCGAGTAAGCCACGGAGCTTTGGCGTCAGCACATGCGCAGGAATAGGGAACGCTGCTAGATAGTCAAATGGCACGATCAGTCCTAATCTATATAGAGAATAAAGGGTTAGGTCATTAGGATATCAGGCGAGTCACTACGCTCCCTAATTTCTCTCAATGGTTCGATGCTTAGCTGCTCTCTAATTCTTTTCAATTCAATGCACTCTGCTTGTTATACCCAGCTACCTCGCCATCACCCTCGGTAATTCCGCCCAGTTTGTGGTGTACCTAGGCGTACGATTTTCAGACAGCATCGCCCATCGCCTGACCAGGCCCGCCGAACCAAGGTGCACCGTATCGCGCCCGAACCGCTCATTTAACGCATCGAGGGCAGCCATCGCTCGCACCGAACGATCCCTGTCCCGGCTCGCATCAAACAAGACGCCCTGGCGCCGGGTATCAGGCTGCAGATCCATCAGCATGATCCCGGCTTTTTTGTACTTGAACCCATCGCGAAAAATCATAGCCAGGCCGTGCAGCGCGGCGCCCGCCAGGACGCGGTTATCAGCACTGGGCTCGACCAGGGGAATGGTTATGCCATTGGAGTATTGCTCGTCCTGCCCGCGGAACCGGTTCGTTTGAACGAAAACATGGACGGCACCGCACAAGGATTGCTGGCGGCGCAGCTTCTCGCCGGCGCGCGCGGCATAGGTGGATATCGATTCGCCCAGCTCAGCGGCCGTCACGACCATGGTGCCAAATGAGCGTGACGACACAATCTCCTTGCGCGGAGGCGCCACCTCCTCCAGTTCCAAGCAGGAAATTCCGCGCAGCTCATTGCACGTGCGCTCGAGCACGACGCCGAAGTGGGCCCGCATGGAGATGGGCGGCGCATCCTTCAAATCCTGCACCGTGCTGATGCCCATGGCCCGCAGCTGGGCACCAATGCGCCGGCCGACGCCCCATACCTCGCCAACATCAATACGCCTCAGTAACCAGGCGGTGCGGGCAACCGACATGGTCGTGAAGTCGGCCACGCTTTCGAACAGAGGAAATTTCTTTGCGACGTGGTTGGCCAGCTTGGCCAGGGTTTTCGACTGCCCTATGCCCACACACACGGGCAGGCTGGTCCACTGCGCCACCTTGGCGCGGATATCCTGCCCCATCGCTGTCGGCGAGGCCCAAAGGCCGCCCAGGCCGTTCAGGCTGAGAAACGATTCATCGATCGAGTAGACCTCGACATTGGGGCTGTAGGTCCGCAGGATGGTCATGATGCGGTTGCTCATGTCCGCATACAAGGTATAGTTTGACGATAAACCAATTATTCCATGCTGGCGCGCCAGGTCGCGCATCTGGAACCAGGGCGCGCCCATCGGCACGCCAAGGGCTTTCACCTCGTTCGACCTGGCCACGGCGCAGCCATCGTTGTTTGACAGGACAACCACCGGGCGGTCTCGCAAGCGGGGGTTAAAGGCGCGCTCGCAGCTGACGTACATATTGTTCACGTCGACAAGCGCAAAAATCTGCTTGGTCGGATCGCTCATCTCACACCCGCAGCTTTCGCACGACGCCGGTCACCACGCCCCATATCTGCAGCTCACTCCCCTCGGCAATGCAAATAGACTTGTACGCTGGGTTGTCCGGACGCAGCTCTACCCTGCCCCGCTGGCAATAAAGGCGCTTGAGGGTATATTCGGCATCGATGACGGCAATGACAATGTGGCCATGCAACGGCGCGACGGAGCGGTCGACCACCACCTTGTCGCCATCCAGTATGCCGGCGTCGCGCATCGAGTCGCCCTCGACAGTGAAAAAGAACGAGGCTGCCTTGTGCTGCACCAGCAGCGCGTTCAGGTCCAGGCCATCCTCGGTATAGTCCGCGGCCGGCGACGGAAAGCCGGCGGATATCCGATGGGAAATTTCTGGCCGCGCACTGGGGATGGGGTGCTGCGCAAGCGGCAAAGGAATCTGTGATACACCGGGCTGGCTAGGTTGCACTATTAATAATGTTGCATTCATGGCTGGTAAATATACTGTGTTTTTATACAGTATATCGACCGAAGCAAGAAACAGGAAGTATAAAATTGTTTCTAGAAAAGTGAGTCTGGCGGCGCTGCATCAACCTTCACAGGTGGTTTCGCTCTTGTTCGAGGTGGCAAGGGATCGGGCTGAGCCACGAGCAGGTCGGCTGGATACTGTCGATAAACATCCTCTTCCGATACCAGCGAGCCGTCCAGCCAGCCTTGATACTGGTCATAGTCCAGGATCATCACCATGCGCTTTTCATCATCTGGTTTGTGGAAGCGCTGCATCAGCGGGTGCCTGTCGGCGTTGACCGTCAACATCGCGAACGACAGCAACTGATCCGCCGGCCGGTACTCCCATATTCCGGCAATGGCCACCGGCGCGCCGTCGCCACGCTCGATGCGCCAGCGCACCGGCTTGCCGGTTTCGTAGTTGGGCTCGAAGAAATTAGCGGCCGGGATGATGCAGAACTGCTTGCGCTTCCAGGCGCTGCGGAAAGATGGCTTGCTGGCCACCGTCTCGGTGCGGGCATTGTAGGTCTGGCGGGCCAGCTTGTGGTCGGCCCAATGAGGCACTATGCCAAACATGGCCGGGGCGACTTCCATCTCGCCCGGCGCTTCGTGCGAGCCGCGCAGGATGGGTGCCATGTAGCCAGGCCACGCCTCGGGCGGGAGGTCGAGCTGGGCTGATCGAACACCAAAACGGTCTTCAATCTGATCATTGCGGCTGGGGGTATAGTCGGCACACATGTCCTAATTTCTCATATGAAAAATACAGAGATTTCTTTATACAACAAGTCTCTGGGCCATCAGATCCGAATGCGAAAAAGCCGCTCTCCCAATAGGAAAGCGGCTTTACACATCACAAATTAAATAGGTTCATTTAATGTGGATATGAACGAAAATGTTGGCAAACGCTCTCGATTTTGCCGAAGCGAAACCGAGTGTACTGCCTAACAAAAACGCTCTTTATCGCGAAAAATGGCTTAGCCATAATTCCTCCAAGAAAGCATTGGAGGGACATTTTTCTTGCCCACGGCTGTTCATTGATATAAACTGAAAGGACTTCCTGCAAGAAGTGCCTAAACCGTAGGTGGCAGGGTAATCCCTTACCACCATGCCGACTGAGATTTTTAGTTTCAGTCTTCGCATTTACGAGAGAAATTGTAATAACAGCAAGCGATAGTTGTTTTGCGCTCGCGACACGCGATGTAACATGTTTGACTCCTTTCTGCAAAATCAACGCAGCTCTGCTCTGCTTGGTGCCTTCGTGGGGCGGTTAGTTTCAATCAAGTCTCATCAGAAGCCTCAGTGCCTTCGGCATTGAGGCTTTTTTCTTTCAAAGACCACCCATATTTCCTATCTGCTGAGAATTTATCTTTCTCACGACTCAATATTGCGCTAACAGTAATCACAGGGTCATTCCCGCTAATGTGAACTCCGTGAGATTTAACAACATCTACTAGCTCTTTGGTTGGATGCGGCTTGCCATCTGCCAAGTACTCTTCCACAACCCTCAAGACCGCCTCTTTCAACGAACCTCTCTGGCTCCCTACAACAAAACTCCGAGCTCTCGCACTCTCAAAGTCTTGCGCGAGGGCAGACCAAGCACTACCGACTTGCTCAGCAGCCGACAAAGACGATAGCTGTACCTCTGGCAGGTGTTGTTTTCTTGGAACTTCTGGTACGTGGAACATACGCGGTGTCGCCTTGACCGACACACTCTCCGCACTTCCCACCGGCGCACTCACTGAAATGAAAGCGGCTAACGCCTGATGCTGGGCCATCAGCGTTCGGCGGCGCTCAGTTAACACTTCCATCTGATTTGAGAGTTCGCCCAACTCCTCACGCAACTCCCCCAACGTCACCTTAGCTTGCTCAATAAAATTATTGCTCATGGATTCCTCCGTTTTCAGCATGATATACGCAAGAGAAATAAAATGCAATGGGTTTGCGATGAAATATGCTATCAACATAATTCCGAGACCAGATTGCAGGATTTATTAACGCTACCAACACCTCATATCAAATGACTTTCTAGCATCATTTCTTATTGCAAACACGTAATTTCCACAATTATTTAATACGGCTCGTCAAGCATGCAGCGATTGCCGACTCCAACTCCTTCTCATACTTTCGACCACGGAGCCAGTCCCGCGCCAGCGCCAGCGCCAGGACGATCTCACCTTTCATGAGCGCTGGCACACGCCTACCGAACTCCTTAGAATAGCCCGGCCGGCTCAGCCGCCTTGTCCCAACTGTAAATAATCAACTCCTTCCGTTCAACCGCCTTGCCACCTCCCCCCACGTTGTACTGGATGCCGGTCGTATCCATCTGGAAGCCGCCAAACACTCGCCGGATGTCCGGGTGATCATTCAGGCTCAAAATGGCCTTGCCCTTCAGCCTGGCCATCAGCTCGGCCATCTTCTCATACTGCTCGAACTCAAACTCCATGCCATAGCCTGCCGTCTCCCAGTACGGAGGGTCCAGGTAAAACAGCGTGTGGGGCCGGTCGTAGCGCTCCATGCACTTGTACCAGTCCAGGTTCTCGATATAAGCGCCAGACAGGCGAAGGTGCGCTGCCGAAAGGTTCTCCTCAATTCGCAGCAGGTTGAGCGGCGGCGCCGTGGTGGCTGTGCCCCAGGATTGCCCGTCGACCTTGCCGCCGAAAGCATGCTGCTGCAGGTAGAAGAAACGGGCTGCGCGCTGCAGATCCGTCAGGGTATGCGGCGGCGTGTCCTGCAGCCACTTGAACACCTCGCGGCTCGACAGCGCCCATTTGAACTGGCGCACGAATTCCTCCAGGTGATTCTTGACGACGCGGTACAGGTTGATCAGTTCGCCGTTGACGTCGTTGAGCACTTCTACCTCGGCCGGTGGCCGCATGAAGTACAGCGCGGCGCCGCCGGCGAAGACCTCGACGTAGCAAGTGTGCGGTGGAAATTGTGGGATGATGCGGTCGGCCAGGCGTCGTTTGCCGCCGATCCAGGGGATGATGGGTAGTGCCAAAATGTGTACCTCCTAATGGTAGAGTCGAATTCCTCCCAAGAGGTAATCCAAGCCTACTCACCAGGCACAGGCTGATTGCCGCTGTTAGCGCAACGACAATCAGCCATTCTTACTATGGCGCCATGCCATTTTCACGCACAAAGCTCTGACATGCGCGGCCTGTCGCGGCCACTTCCTCTGTCTGCAGGATCAAGGCTTGAATATCTCGCGCCACTGCGTCAGAAAGTACCCCGCTGGCGGGATCGGCTGCAGCGCTTCCTTCGGCGCCACCGGCACCGGCCGGGGCGGCAGGTCCAGCACTTGCACAGAAGGCGGGCTTGCGCATGCGCTCAGCAGCAGCAAGGCGAGCGCGGATATCGTTGATTTCTTCATCGTAGACTTTCTTGATGGCCGCCCCAGTGGCGGCCTGTTGCCTGGCCTGCGCCAAGTTCTCGGCAGCGCGTTGCGCCTCCGCCTTCGCTTCCGCTGCCGCGCGGGTCTTCTTGTCAGCATTCCACAACGCCTGCACGGACGCGCGGCCCTGGGCGTTGCCCAACGAACGCTGGTGCAGCATGCCGGCGCCTGCCAGCATACATACCAGCAATGCGGCGTACAGCCAGCCCGGCACCTTGCCGGCGAGATTGACCAGCGCGATCACGCCAGCACCCGCTGTGCCACGGCGAATAACGCCAGGCGCTCGGCCAGGCCGTTCACGCCACCGTTGATGCGGCGCGTGACCTTTATCTGGTCGCCGGCATCGGCCAGAGCATTCAAACCGCGCGTCTGCCAGAACCACCCGGCCGAGCGGCAGGCGTTGAGAGTCTGCTCGAGCAGCTCGGGCTTGGCCAGCAGGTCCAGGCCCAGCGCCTTGCCGCACGCGCCGTAGTTCGCGCGGCCGGTCACCTGCAGCAGGCCACGGCCACGGAAGCGCATGCCGTCGCCGCGCTGCGTGTTGCCCAGGTCGACGCGCCCCTCGTAGGCTTGGCCGCTGGCCAGCTCACGTACATACAGCAGTTGGCCCGACTCGTGGGCCACCTGGGACAGGAAGGAGGCGACGCGCGCTGGCGTGGTAATACCGAATTCCAGCATGGCCGCGTTCAACGGCGCCAGGAAGGCTGTCGCACGCGAGCGGGCCAGAGGCATGATGGCCAGCAGCTGAGCCAGCGTGATGGCACTCACAGGCCACCCCGCACGTCCTTGACGGCGGCGGCCACGTCGCGCGCCAGCTCGCCGATATCCTTGTCCTTGCGCTTGTCGAGCCAGCGGACCGTGGCGCCCAGCACCCACCAGGCAGGCAAGCCAGCGGCCACCATCAGCGGCGCGGCGATGAAGAGGAAGCCCACCGCAGGATCACTGCCATACAGGGCTGCCACGTCCTTTGCGCTATCGAACAAGGTTGGCCACCAGGAGCGCACGGCAACGACCAGCGCGGGGCCGAACAGAATGGAAAAGAGCGTGGACACGAAAAAGCGCGTAAATGCTTCTTTCTTGGTCTTGGGCCACATGAACATGAATCCCAGCGAGGTTGCGGCAGCGCCGGCCAGGACCGGGAGGCCAAAAAATTTAATCAGTGCGCCGCCAGCGGCGGTCGTTTCGAGGGCCATGAATACCTTTCAGGTAGTTGAAATAAAAAAACCCGCCGAAGCGGGTAATTGGAGAGGGGTTCGGTTAGATCGCAGCTGGATCGAACGCCTCGCGGATGACAGGGGGCGCTGCCGCGATGATTGCTGCATAGGCAGACTTCACTGCCGCCTTTAAGCTATCGAGGTCTGTCGCCCCCAGCACATCGGGAACCACGGTGATGTCGAGCAGCGCCTGGCGGGCACTCGCAACTGCCTGAGCGGTCATGGTATCGGCGGCCAGCAATGCAGCCATTCCGATCCCTGCCAAGCGGTTGAGTACCTGTTCGCGGATGACGCGAACGGAGTCAAGGTATGCGGTTGCGATTGGCGCGAATGGGGGCGCTGGTGCGGGGGTAAAGGTCCACTTACCATCGATGAGCATAATTGCGTCGCCACGGCAAATTGCCGCACGCAGGTCTCCTTCGGTGACCGCTTCATCAATCTCTACCGCATCCGCCGGCCATGTTCCAGCAACGTCATAGTCTTCCCGCAACTCCGAGGCATAAAAGCCTCCGGTTGCAACTGAGAAAAAGATACTCATTTAGCATTTCCTTTATTTGCCGATTGCAATGTATGACGGGGTAATTCCCCCAGAGATAGTTATGCCATTCCAGGTAAAAATCTTCGCCCCCGACAACGAAGTTATGCCAGCATTAATAACGGATGGATTGGCTGAAGGAACGTTGCCGCTGGATTCGTAGAATGGGAATATGTGTAAAAGTGCCGTGGGGAACGCCGTAGGGAATGTCACAGTTGAAGTACCAGACCCGTCTGAGGTTGAGCCATAACCCCACTGCATAATCTCGCCGCTTGGCAATTTCCGCCACCCGTTCGGTGCGAGGGACGCGCCAAAAATAGCGGCATAAACCGAGTTCCCCAATCCGAGCAGCTCGTTTCGTACTGCGGCCATTGTCGCCACTTTCGTGGTGTTGTCGAATTGAGCAGCAGTTTGAAAAACCCCAGCAGAGCGAAGCGCTTTGAGCAGCTGGGTATAGTCAGCTTTGGCCGGCACTACGCCAGCCGCCAGCACGATATTGCGCAGCTCCTCCTGAAGCATATTAAGAAAACTTGCACGTACCAGCGTGGCCTCTTTCACGCCGGGAACGCCCTCGGTAAAAAACCCCTCTCTGCCAGCCGCTTCCGGCTCTGGTAACGCCGCTGCGGCGCTAGGATCATCAATACGGTACATAGAGTTCCTTGTTAGGTGTAAGAAAAAAAGACGACTGTGTGAGCTGGCGCGACCTTCCGGAGTTCGCACTCCAGCACTGCATTGCCAATCGATGTCAACGGCTCACCAGCCATCGACAAGCCCGCGCGAAACGCAAACGAACTATGTAATGGCGTGCTCACCCGCCAGGCATGTGCGAAGGCATTTCCACAAAGGGGCAGGCCAGCACGCAATATCCCAGCCCGCGCCGGGATGAACTGCGTAATATCAATGGCATACCCAAGGCTCAGGGCAAACGACTTCATGTAGTTAATGGACTGGCCTCCTGTCGCTGTAAAACGTGCGACCACCTGTGCCCGACGGCCTTGCAGCGTGGGAGCTGGCCCTGCACATGGGTCGGGCAATCCGAGCGCGGCCTCCCATTCAGGCAGTAATTCAACGGTTGTCGTTGGAAATCCATCAACCAGTAAATGGTTGGCGCGCAGGTTCTGTCGCGCATAGATCGGCGTCAAGCCGGCAAGTGCAGACGTCTGCACTGCATCAGGCGCGCGTGGCCAAGCAGGCCCGCGCGGCAATAGGGACTGCAACGCGCTGAGGTAATCAGCGGCGGTATATGCTGGTGCCATAGGATTATAAGTAGGTAATAACGCCGACAGTCGGCAGCGTGCCGGCGGCGTTGATGATGTCAGTCGTGGGCGCAACAATCACAAAGTCACTGACGCCTGCAACCGCAGCAATGGCGGACCAGGCGAACGCGATCGGCGTACTGCCTCCGGTAGCCTTCCCTGTACGAAAAAACACATCGGCAAGTGCGGCCCGGACAGCGTCTTGCTTCGCCACCGGAACACCAGACAGCGAAAAATTTACGGGGGCGGCCAATGGCGCAACCACATAGACCAGCGCAGTGACGGGCTGCACAGGGAAAATATGATTGGCAACGACCAGCTGGTCGCCGTTCGCCGCGACCGCCCGAGGCTCTTCCGAAGCCACACCATTCCCACCTTGAGGAAAGCCTGCTTGCGCTGCATTGGCGTTATCAAACATGACGTACACAACGACCGTGCCAGCACCGAAAGAGTTAGGGGAGCACCATGCGCGCGTAACACCAGGCACCTCTTTGGCCCAGCCCACGTAATCGCTACGATCGCCGCCTTGCGGCGTGCTTTGGTAGGCTTCAAGCATGCGGCTACGAAAAGGGTCGTCTTTTTCAATATCAGCGCCGCCAGTGAAGGCTACACTTACCACGCCGTTGGCCTGAATGCCGGCGTGCGCTTGGCTAAGGGACATGACAACGCCCACCGCCGCATTGCCAAATGCCCCCGCGCTACCTGCTGGATCAGCAGTGATGGTGGCGCGGACCGTCACGCGCCCACCAATCTCCACCGCATCATCCAAGGTGGATGCAGTTGCGCCATCGCCACGTACCAGGGTCGTCCCTGCCGCGATAACCGAACCACTCGTGGCAGAGAAAGTCACCTTCCCTGTTGCCGACGTCGCCCCCTTACGGTAGATTCCTTTCAAGGCTGCCCAGCCTTCCAGATACTCGTCTGTGGCGGTAAATGGATTGGCCTGAAGCGCGATCCAGTCCAGATAGCCATAATGCAAATTTGCTAGGTTCGCCTGTGCAACGCCTGTGATATTGAGGTTAGAGAAGCGCAGCAAGGCATCTGCGCCTGGCAACGCTGCGGAAATGTCCTGCGCGACCTGGCTACGCAGATCGCTTAACGTGGGACGTGTATATGGCATCAGTTAATCACTTTCCAAACCCAGCTTGAGTTCATCGGAATTAATGAACCCTGGTCGTTATAGGCCACAACATTGGCCGCGAGCATCGTGGGCGCCGACCATTGCGTCGTGATATCAAACCTGGCCACCACGCGATCAGCAATGAGCCATTGCAGCGCCTCAGCGATGTAGTCGTTTGCCCGTCGTAGCGTTTCCGTGGTTTGCTTGGCTCGATCGAGCAGCCACATGCGCGACCCCACCTTGTACGGCTGGTCGACGTCGCCAATCCATCCACGAGGATCGCGTGTTCCGTCAGGAATGACATCATCAGGATTTGCCTCCCGATCGGAAAAGAGGCTGATAATGATGGCCGTCTCCAGATCGCTACCTGTCTGCAGGGCCAGGCCGTCCATCGCCCAGTCAGCGCGACCCAGGTCGCGCACCCATACTGTTGCTGTATCACTCATGTTGGTATCGGCCTTCCTGATTGATCGCTGCCAGACTTCACACCAGCGGTCAGATGGCTGACCAGGCTGACGCCAGAGGCTGTGACATCGCCGGTTGCGTCAAGATCGCCATGCAGCTTGATACTGCCGTGTATCGTGATCGGCAGCCCTGCACTCTGGATGACAATGCCGCCATGGGTGAGATGCACCGACTGGCCGAGGTTGTCGTAAATGGCGACTTCACCCGACGCCAGGCTTTTCATGCGGTAGGCCTGGCTGCCGATAGTGACCGCGATTCCATTGGTCCGATTGCCCCCCATGAATGAAACGAACACATCAGATCCGATTGGAGGATTCGACGTAAAGCCGAAGTCGTGTGGCGCCGGCAGGTTGTCGATGATTTCCATGTCGCCGAACCTCACCTGCAGTTTCTGCACTGGTCCGCTGTCGTCCACAAAGGTCACGCGTCCCCGGCCGAACGCCAGCAGCATGCAACGGTACAGCCGCTCAATCGCCCCGATCATGGCGCGCCCGCTGCCGGCACATCAGCCAGCACCTTGTACAGCAGCATTGGCTGCGGAATGAAGGCGTCCGGCGGCATGATTACCAGCTCGCATGTCGTACCGCTCTGCCCATCACGCTTGTAGCTCACTTCACTGATCAGCCAAGTCGTGGGCGCCAGCTTTAATGCCGGAAAGTCCACCGCCACCAGGGTGTTCGGTGCATACAACGCACCGGCGGAATCACGCCAGCCGTCGGTGCGTACCTGCAACCGCCGCGAGCGGCCAGATCGCCGGGCCACTTCCCAGTTGGCGCGCCGCTTGAGCACATCAAATCCGCTATCTCCCGATTCCGCGATCAGCACCTTGCGACGATGACGCGGCACATTCGGATCGGTCACGGTGGCGACCAGGTTCCCGTCATCGCCGGCATCCGAGAACGTGTCCAGGTTCTGAATGAACGCCAGCACTTCGGAAAATCGTTGGTCCATGGAATACTCCAAGGAAGCTGACTGTACGTTGACACCCTGCTTGAAACCGCTGGCCGCCGATACTTTCCCCGTTTGAGTCAGAAACAGATTGCCCGCAGGATCATCATAGGCAAGCAGCCCCGCATACCGGCACAGGCGTTCGATGATCTCGAAGGCTTTTTCTCCCAACATCAGGTTGAACTGATGTAGAGGCGGCCCGGCGTCAGTTACATCCGTGCTGACGCTGATCGGATAGGAGGCATCGCCCGTCAGTGAAATTCCATACGGAGCAGCGAGCTTGCGTGCGATTTCCAGCACGCTCGATCCGCTGATCTGTCCACCTGGCCACTCGGCATCGCAATCGACCAGGTCCGCACACTTACCTCGGCCGACAACACGGATTGCGTGAGTTCCGGCATCCATGGAAGGAATGAAGCGGTCGACGTAGCCGGTCATGACCAGATCGCTGCCCAACAACACCTGACACGCGTCGCCTGGTTGAATAACGAAAGCACCAACCTCCTCTGGATAGAGTTCGGTCATCACCACCTCGAAATCACTAGGGCACCGTTCGATGCCGCGCGTGACTCGTACCGAGGTCCAACCGGACAAAAGTCGACCTCCGACAATTAATGTGAGATCATCAGCCATATTGTTCTTTATGAAATGTGAATACCATGAGCATCGTTGTTGCGTTGACGATCATCTTTTCGGATGGATATATGGGCGGCTCAGTGCATGCCAGGGACTTCAAGACGATGGCCGAATGTCGGAAATTCGCGCCCCAGTTGGTGCGCTACTACACGTCCAATGGGCATCCCGCATCGTTCGTATGCGAACGGGCCGAAAAAATGGAGCGCAGAGGCCCCCCTGAAACACACTCTATTCAAACCCTGCCGGCCGGCTAACTACGAAGAGCGCGCTTTGAAGCTGGTGGGCATAAAGGCCGGATGAATCGGATTTGCCTGTCCCACCAACTCATCGGCCCGCCCAGGTGTGCGATACAACCGCTGGGCCAACACCGGCGCCGGCACAGGCTGCACGCTGGTGACCTCGATAATGGATGCCAGGCCGGCGCCACGCGTGGCCAAATCCAGCGACACCGCAGACCGCACTTCTCGCAATGCATTGAATGTGGCATCCTGCCCCTGGTCGCCAGCGATCGTAATTTCAGCATCGAGCAACGCGCAAACCGCATCGCGCACCGCCGCCGCATCCTCCACAGAAGTGGGCTGATAAGCAGCAGACGCACGGGCCAGTGCTACGACAGCGGCCCGTCGAAACATGTCGCCGGTGGCGTGTTGCACCAAGGCCATTGCCGATCCAATTGCCGACGACGTGGCCGGATCAGGGGGCACATTGACAGCCAGAATGGACAGCAAACGCATAGCGTCGCCCGGTTGCACTGCCGCATCCTTGACTGCGGCCGCCAATTCCTGCGCCGCGTCAACAAGTTCACTTCCAGTACTCATGTCCCCAACCCCGATGCCGTTGATGTTAGTTTTTCGACTGCGCTCGACACAGCCGTGCGAGCGGCCGAGCCAAGCGCTATCAGCTTGGGAATGGAATTGGCAGCACTGGAGACGGCACCAGCAGCCACAGCGATGCCGGCTATACCACCGCCCTTGGCATAGCGGCCAAAGCCCCCCTTGAGCGTGCCCACCATGTTGTATAAGTTCGTCGCATCGTTGGCCAAACGCTGCGCCTGACGCCCCCAGATAGCCGCCGTGCTGGCGACCTTAGCAACAACTGCGGCACCTTGTTTGAGAGCAGCGCCGGCACTCGCCAGAAAGTCGCCCTTGGCTGCAGCATCGGCTTGTGCGCATGCCTTCAAGACCGCCGAACCTGTCGACACCTGCACACTCGGGAAAACCCGTTTCCCTGACTCGATGAACGTGAAACTTAGTTGGAATACCCGTCCCTGCTCCCACTTTTCCTCAGCCACGCATTCAACTGCACTGGCGGTGAGCTGACCAAGCGTCGGGTGTATCAGCTCCCCAGTACCTGCGGTCTCAGCTGCGGCGATCATGCGGTCACGCTGGGCAATCACGTCATCACCAACCAGGAATCCCGTCATGGTGATGCGACGCACCGCTCGGCCCAAGTCTTCCACCCAGACTGTATCGCGGTACGGATATTCATGAACCGCCGTGCGGCGGCCGAACTTGATACCTCCTCCCAGGACACCAAAAGGCACACCGCGCCAGGAGGCGGGCCGCAGCTGTCCGGCCCAACCTGCACCCGAGCCACCGCCCAGTCCACTACCACCGAAATCGGCGGCAACGCGCTTGATGGTGTTATCAGCAATGCTGATAGTAGTAGTGATCGACTGCAACGCGCCCAGGGCGCTATCGATACTCATCCTGCCGCCAACGTCGGCATCGCGTGACTGACCCTTACTGGGACCATATTTCCACCTTTCGTACTCGCCGTTGCCGTCGTGCCAGCTGGCGCATTTTTAAAATCGACCACAACCCTGGCCACAGCCTTCTCGACCATATCCTTGCTAAAGCCGCCCTGGTTACCCTCTTGCCTGATGATGGCCGATACGAGTGGTGCCACAGTTGCCTTATCTGTGAGATCGAGCTTCTGATTCGGGCCAAAACCAGTATTCTTGGCCATCGCAGCGATGTAGGCTGCCGTATTGTTTTCGCTTGCTGGCGCCCACTTACCGATAATGCTGGCGATAGTGTTGAGGCCATGCTTGCTTTGCTGAGTTTGCAGGTTTTGGATCATCGCGCTCAAGCCGGCTTCAGGCGTCGCAAACCGGGCAAAACCGTCTTCACGTGGGGTATTGCCCCATGTGCGCAGGTTGCCCGGATTGTTGTTTCGGATGCCGCGTGGGCGCGTGTCGCTGCCTGGTGACGACTCCCAGTCACCAGATGCGCCGTGGCCGTTAAACCGTCCACCTCCTGGCATGGCCGGGGAAGCCCCCTGACCTTCGGGCGTAGTACTCCATCCATCGCTGACGCCCTTTGCGCCCTTAGCGAGCTTATCGGTAGATGCGGCGATCTTGCCCTGTCCACTGGCAGCATCATCCGACATGTCACCCCACATCCGGCGCCACCACTTGGCGAGCCGGTCCCAGTTCTCATAGATGAGCACCGCAACTGTCGCAATGGCGGTCAGGATGGCAGTAATTGGATTGGCCAGCATCGCAAGACGCAACAGCCCCAGCGCACGGATCAGCACAGGGATGGTGACGGCTGCCAATCTAACCAGAGTGATACCAAACGAAGCGATGCTGAGCAGAAATGGCCCCGCCATGACGCCCATTACCAACAGAGCGGCAGTCTTCCAGCCACCGAGTGCATCGACAGTGTCTGAAATGCGAGACAGGAAGCTACTCATGCCGTTCAGCACGTCATTAAAACTGATGCGATTTAGCCAGTTTGCAAACGCCTCGACAAACTCGGTGACACGGGTGGCGATCAGATCACGATTGGCCGCAATCCACGCGGTCAGCCGTTCGATAAATGGCTGCAGCACCGGGATCAGGCGGTCACCGATAGATGTCTTAAGGCCATCCGTCGCCATATTAAGGTAGATCATCTTCAGGCCAAAGCCCTCTGCAGCTGCAATGCCAGCCTGCGTGCGCGCCCCACCGAACTCAGCGACCTGGCGCTGATACTCCTCGATACCCTGAGCTCCTTTTCGCAACAAGGGCAATGCGGCTTCGATGCCGAACTGGCGGGCCACCAGGCTTTGCACCTGGGCACTCTTGATTCCGGCGATATAAGTTGCAATGTCTTTGAAGCCACGGGCCGCATCAATGGAGCCATCAGCAGTCTTATGGATACTGACGCCAATCTTGTTAAGAAGCATCAGCGCGGACTGGTTGCGCCCGAACAGCGCATCTTCCATCGTATCGCCAACCGCTTTTAGGCTACCTGTGAGCTGTTCTGACGACACGCCGGCCAGGCGCGCCGCGCCACGCATCGACATCAGGTCCGAGGTGGCCACGCCCAGCGTTCCTGCCGTCTTGCTCACTTCAAACCCAAGTTCCCCCCAACCTGTGGCCAGCGCGAACAGGCCTGCAATCGAACCGACGCCAATCACGGCGGTCATTGGCGCGACGATCGACGACACCTTCCCGGCAACATCGCCGGCCGCGCGCCCCACGCCAAGCATCGCCTTTCCCACCTTGTCCAGACCCATGGCATTGGAAAACTGCCGTACAGACTGTTGAATTCGCACCAGCGGCTGGGTCACGCGGTTTAGCGAATTATTAATCCGCTGCACCGTCTGAGTTGCCCGGTCCACCGCCGAAATGACGATCTGAAAATTATTTGCCATTTACTCAGTCCCTGCCGCTTTGATGATCCTGTGCGCCTGGTCATTCCACCATGCCAGTTCGGTCCAGGTCAGGGACCATGCATCATGCGGCCCCCAACCGTAGTACTTGGTGAGTTCTGCGACTACATCTCGCCAGTTGCCAGGCCACCACCCGTAAAGCTGCCCAAAAAATCGGCGGCCTCCTGAAAGTCGCGCTGCGACAACTTCTCAACAGCGCCACGCGGTACCTTGGCGATGATCGAAATCAGTGCAATGGCAATGTCAACGTTGCCGCCGGCCTTCGATGCTTTCGACAATTCGCCTGCCGTCGGCTCACGCAAGTTCAGGGTGCTGTATTCGACTTCGCCCAGCTTGACTGGTTTGCGCAGCTCCAATGTTTTCTCTTCTTCGGCCGGAGCCACCACTGCGGTATTTACTTGATTCATGATTTACGCCTCCTCGACGCTGAAACCTTCCCATTTCACTTCGAATGTTGCCTCGGTGGTTTTCACCTCCAAGTCACCCACGGTCCACATGTTGCGACCGATAATCGTCTTGCCATTGGCCAGCTCGACAGTGACGGTAACGTTCGTCATTGCATTGAAGCTAGCCACACTTAAGCCGCCGGCATCACGGATAGATCCGGACATGCTGCCTTGCTTCGGCTTTTCCGAATAACCATGCACCCGGTCCTGCCCCATCAGCGTCTCGCGGGCCACCTTCGACACGCTATAGGCGAAATCACCGGCCAGCATGTAATTGGTGCCGTCGACGGTCAGGTAAGCAATCCCGGCCAGCCGGTTGGTTGTATCTGCCATAAAGGCTCCTTAAAAAAATGGCCGCATGTGGCGGCCGCGGTTGGCTTACTGGAGACGGAACTGATTCAGCAAAGCAAAAACGCGCAACTGGTTGATCAAAATTCCGGGGAACAGGACGTCGACCCGGTTCGGGTTCTGGCTGTTTTGCTGCACAATCAGCCCTTCCTTGAAGGCATCGCCGTTCTGCACAAAACCATCCGCTTCCAGCTCACGGTACTTGGCGATCAAATCGGCCCGGATAATGTTCGGCGTGACGATGGCCGAGCCGGACGCAAAGCGCGTGCCATCTGCCGCCAGCTTCACGCGTGCGTATTTCGACGTCACCATCGTCTTGAGGGCACGCAGGACATAGGCCAGTGTGAACATCGTTTCGATCTGCAAATAACTGTTGTCGACGTTGCCGAAACCGTTTTTCTGATACGTCGTGATCAGGTTTTGAATGGCCACCGTCCCGTCGTCGGCCACTGAAAATGTTGAAATACCGGAGTACAGCAAGGAATTCTGCTCCGTCAGCTGGAAACGCATCTGCAACGGTGGCGCGAGCACGCCCTGAATTGCCACCGTTTGCAACGGCAACGCGGGGTCCGCGCGCAGGCTTACCGCTGCGGCGCCAGCCATCGATGCCGCCCAGAGCCACGTGGGCGTGGGCGAGCCATTAACGCCCATTACGGTGCCGTGCTGATCGTTACGCGCAGTGCCAAAAGTCACCTGCGCGCCAAAAGTACCCTTGTAAGCAGCAAAGTAGTGCCCGTACAGTTGCTGATTCCAGGCCCAACGTCCCGTGCTGTCATTGAGCAAGCTTTTGAGGGCATCGAGGGACGCTGTATCCGTGTACGGGCTGACGATGAAATCGAATTCCTGGCTACCCAGATTCGCCAGTGCCACAGACAACGAGGGCGCTGTGGCACCACCTGCCATTGGCCCCAGCGTTGCACTCAATCCGGCCGGTAGCGCCTCACCACCGCGCGTACCCAGGTAATTGAACTGCAGGTCGATATCGTTGCCGCACGGCCCCTTGTTGACTGCGGTAAGCGTCACGACACCCACCGCCGCCACCGCATTCACCGGGCAGGCCGCGTCGGCATTGATCAGCGCGGCCAAGGCAGTGGCCAGCTGGGCCACCGTTTGGCTGGTCAAGGCTGGCAATGCGTAGCGCACGCCTGCGATGTACAGATACAGCGTGCCGTTGATCGTGGGCGCCGTCAAAAAGGTGACCGTGCCGACAGCGGCCAATGCAGCCGCATCGTCCGAGAGGGGCAAGTACCACACCTCACCGAACGTATCGTTCACGCGGTACGCCGCTGTCATCAATGCCAGCATCGAATCCTGACCGCCGGCGATTGCGGCGTCCGCCGCCCCCTGGGAAATAATAGGGACATTGGGCACGGCTGTGCCAGCGGCCGTGATCTGGCCAATGATCAGCGCGCGCTGATTGGACTGGGCGCTGTTGGCCCGCGAGTTGTCCACCTCGGCGTAAAACAGGGGTACCCGGATATTGGCCGGGATATTTTTAAAAGGGAGGGTCATTCCTTGCTCCGGTTTTTCGATGTCGCTGCATCGGCCATGGCCGATTTCTCTGCCACTGCAATGACGACATCCTGGTCATGAATCCGGCGCTGCCAATATGGCGCGTCGGGCACCTCCCTGCCCTGTTCGGGCAAGAAGTCGTGCAAATCAGGGTCCGGAATCCGCAGACCCGGCGCAGGTTTTACAAACATGGTGAACTCCTGAAGTAAGAGCGTAAAGTGGCGTCAGCCAGCCACATCGTGGCTTGATGCGAACATTGGATTGGGATGATTGCCGGTCGAGTCGTAGGCCTGGCCAGCGGTAAAGACAAGACCGAAGTCTCCCAAATCCACTGGATCACCGGGTTTGAATGCGTCGAAGCTTTCCGGCAACTCGGCCTGCAAAGTCATACGGGCAGCCCCAAAATGAACGCGGCCATCCGCCGTAACCTCTGTGCGCGTGTCGCAAGAGACCAGGGCCGCCGCACAGGTCAAGCCATAGCTCGAAAAGAGCGCAGTCTCGATGGCGAAACACAATGCCTCAATGGCATCCTGTGCGGACTCAGCGGTCATCCCGCTCACTCGTGCCTCAATTTCGATACCGACGGTCGTAGAGAATGTCGGCTGACCTTTCGATAGGGAAACCTTCCGGTCATCCGGCGAGCGCAAGAGAATCGCCGGCAAATCTTCCGGAGGCGTATCCCAGTCGCCAGGTGAGTCTATGGTCACCTGAGAAAAGGTTTCTCCGGTCAGGGCAGCCAGGGCAAGCAGGCGGATATGCCTGCGCGCCAGGATGGATGTGTTGGCCATCACTCCCCCACGTAATTCAGCAGCAATAGCGCGCCGCCAATACCGCTCAACTGCACTTCCTTGACTACGAAGGTACCGCCGCCATGCAACGCGGTCGACTTGATAGCCACACGATCCTTCTGCTTCGGAGGAATAGGGAAGTCGGACAACAACACCCCCAATGCAGGCATCTCCGTCGTCACACCCATACCACCTGTCAAGTCGAGGCTTTTATAGGCTTCATGGAAGGTGCCATGGATATCAAACGCTGCACCAGCCATCGGCTGGTACCGTGCCTGATCACCAAACACAGCCATGACTGGACCGTTTACCATCCGGTTCCAGTCGATCATTCTGCAGGAGGGGGTTGGTCACCGTCACCGTCCTTTTCAAAAGCCGGACCCGGTGCGATGGTTGGCGCGGTCGCCGCAGGGTCGAGCAGGTAGCCGCCCTTGCGCAGCCACGCCACTTCATCCGCAGGCAGCGTCACTTCACCACCTGGACCGACGTGGACGCCTTCAAATTTGACGGTGCGTCCTGGAGCGACCACTGCTTTAACAAGTTTTTCAGTTTTGGCCATGATCAGAATACTTTCGGTGTTGCTACGGTTGCGCAGAGCGAGGCGTTGACACGGGACGGGATGACAATCGGCGAGGACTGCATCATGATCAGGCGCTGGGCCGGGTCATTCTCGAGCCAGGTCTTCGGAGCATATGGCATGGCTGTGTAGTTAAAAGCCGGGTCCAGGATCTGGCCGAATGCACGCGTGCCCATCAGGTCAGGGCCGCTCATGATGACCTTGCCGTCATCCACCATGGCACGCTCGACGCCCTTCTCATCGATGTACCAGTCGTTGTAGACCCACAGATCGTACTGGCCCCATTTGCCCTTGTACTGGGCGCCACGCTGGACCTGCGCGCCGATATTCACGTTGTTGCCTTCGCCGGAACGTGGGTAATGCAGCGAAGTTTTGACGTTGCTGTCGAGCTTGAAGTATTTCCACGACGTGGTCGTGAAGATCAGATCGGTAGCGGTGCCACCCGACTTTTTCAGGATGACATGCCCCCACTCCTCAATGCAGTCCGATGGCGCGGTATAAATGCCATTGGCTCCGACCGCCGCAAAAGCCGTGTCCCATTTGTCGGCACCGGTCAATGCGAGCGACAAGCCAGCATCACGGCCAAAATCAACTTGCACTGCGGGGAAGCCATCGCCCACGATCAAGACCGTACCTGTCATCAGCGCCGAGGCCGCCATCCATTCCAGCCGGCGGTCGATCATGTCGACCTGGTCGGACATTTCCGCTTCGAGGTTGGCCGCTTCGCGTGCTGCGCCAGTCAGCTCGCCGCCGATACGCTCACCGATCATGCGCCGTACGGGTTTGCTCAGGTCAGGGGCGCGCTTATCCTTGATGTACGCCGGCTTAAACTGGTTGGTCTGCAGGCGGCGCTGCTCGACCAGCTTGCCTTGCACCAGCGGCGAAACAAACGGCGACATGCGGCGCAGGCCGACATCGACGTCGATCGACACGAACTCGCTGTCGGACATCACGATGTTCGGGAAAAAGCGGTCCAGCAGAAATTTCTGCGGACGCTTCAGGTTGGGCACCACGCCGATCAGGACATTGGTGTTGAACAAAAAGGACATAGATTACTCCAGGAATTTGGACGAAAAAAAAACCCTCATCAGAGGGCCTCAGGGGGCATTGCCGATCAGGTTGGATCGGCTGCGGATACCGAACCCTTGACGTAGATCGACAAGGGGCGCAGCGCCGCAGCAGCTGCAGCAATCGTGATGCCAGTACCCAGGGTCATGGCGGCACCGTTGAATTCGCCGGCGAGATACACACCAGCATTCACGTCGCCGGCGGTCGCGTCGACGTTGTCGACAGCAACGACTGCCGGATTCTGGGAACCATCGGCAGCGGCAGCGAGCGCCAGGACGTATTTGCCCGATGCAGTAATACGGCCCAGCACGGCGCCACGCGGGAACACTTGGCCAGCCAGCACGGTCACGCTGTCCGTAACAAGCGGATGGCGACCAGCGATCAGCTGATCCGGGATAAAGGTTTCGGCATAAATGCCGGGAATCTGCGGGTTACCACCCACCGAGTTGACGGGGAGACTCATGTTTTGCTTCCTTTGTAGGACGGGTTGAAAACTATTTTTCGCCGCGACGGATCTTGCCGGCCGCGATGATCTGCGCCGTAACAGCGGCGTCACTGCCAGCAGCAGGAGCTGCTGCCGCACCGGCGCCGACATTCTGCGGTTTCACGCCGGCCATGCGGCTGGCCAGGCTCGACGGCTGCGGCGCGCCACCCATAGCGAAGGTTTCCAGCATGCCGATCGCTTCAGCGCTGGGCATGCTGGTATTGAAGGCCAGGTGCGCGGCGACGTCTGGCCGCGTGCCAGCTGCTGCGCATTTGAAGATCGCGGCACAGCGGGCACGCTCCTTCACGCGCGCCGCCTTTTCCTTGTCGTCTTCGTCTTCTTCGGCTTTCTTGGCCTTTTTGGCTTCGTCTTCCTTTTTCTTTTCTTCTTTTTCTTCTTCTTCGGCGCGACGGGCGTCTTCTTTCTTTTTCTCTTCCTCCTCCTCTTCCTCCATGCGCTTGGCATAGTCTTCGTCGGATTCGTCGCTGCGCTGCTTCTTGTCATCTTCGTCGTCGCCGTCTTCGGCCTTGGCGCCGGCTGGCTGGCCCAACAGGTGCGCGAACGACAGGGATGCAACCATTTGTTTAATCCTGCTCATGTAATTTCCAGTAAAAAAGGTTAGGTAATTTCGGCAAGCAATGCCCGAAACGCTGCGTCAGGAGCCAGCACGTCATCTGCAAGCGACTGGCTCACGCCGGCTGCTCCCAGGTACGTTGCGGCTTGGGTATCGCGGACAGCCTTGGCCGAGATATTCCGGTTGCGGGCTACCGTCGTCACGAACAGTTCGCCCATCATGTCAATGTCGCCCTGGAAACGTGCCAGCGCTTCCGGAGACAGTGGTATTTCAGGGTGGCCATCGGCTTTCGACTCGCCGTAGGTAATGAATGTCACCTTGAAGCCGGCGCCGGTCAGGGCCTTCGACCAGTCCATGTGCATCCAGATGACACCAATCGAGCCGACGCCGCCAGTACGCGGTACAGTGATCCGGTCGGCCGCGCTGGCAATCGCGTAGGCAGCCGAATACGCGCACTCGTTCAGGATCGACCAGATCGGCTTCTTGCCGCGCGCGCGGTAGATGGCGTCGACCAGGTCGAAACAGCCGGCTACCTCACCACCTGGACTGTCGATATCGAGCATGATGGCTTTCACGTCCGGATCGCTCAGCGCCATCAGGAAGTTCTGCCGGATGCCGTCATAACCGGTCATGCCGGACCAGGGCCGCAACGAGCCGAGTTTCTGCACCAGCGTGCCGTAGACCTCGATGATGGCCACGCCGGCAACCACCTCATAGCCGGCCCGGCCATTGCGGCCAGGCGACGAATAATCCACGTCATCGTCTTCTATCATCAGCGGCGCCGGGTTCAGCCGCGCAATCTGGCTGATACCTAGGCGGTCGGCCAGCGCCGCCATGATGACCTCGGCCTTGCCAGGCGCGATCGCTAGCGGCGTGTTGAACAAGCGCTGGGCCAGGAATTCAAATTTCATCAGGTGACCTTTTCTTCTTCAGTTGCAGACGTGGTGTCATATCCGGCAGCCCATTCCGGCAGCTTGATGCCCAGCTCCTTGAAGCGCGCGATCTCGATGGCGCGCTGGTTCAGCGTCTCGCGCCAATCCACACCACCAAGTTCCGCCGCCTCGTCTTCCAGCGTGGACAGGCCTGCATCCATGCCGAGGATGGCGCCCTGGCGCTCTTTCACCGGATCGATGATGCCCCGCCCTGGCCCCATCCACTTGGCACGCGAGTAAGCGGTCCGGAACTCGTGATACTCCGGCGCGCGGCGTGGCAACGGCAGGTTATCGACCTCCATTGCTTCCTCGGCAAACACGCTCACCAGCGACTGGCCAAAACCAACCGCGTAATCATTGCGGCGCCGCGACAGCGTTTTCCAGGCCTCCAGCATGGCGCCACGCGCCGAGCTGTAGTTCACGTCAGACCAGTCGTTATTGACCTGCTGCGCTGACAGCCCAGTCCCAGCCGCGAAGTTACGCAGGACGGCAGACTCAAATGCCTGGAAATTGGCGTTCGGCCTGGTAGCCGAGACCGCATTGATTTTCTCGCCCGGGAACAGAATTGGCATGCGGGAGCCGCCAAGCTTGATCCGGCGATCATCATGAAACTCCTGACGCTGGGTTTGATAATCCTTCAGGTCGTCGCCACCCATCGCCTCTTCGACAACAGCGGGGTCATACGGCGATTCGATGTAAGCGGCAAAAATCGCGTTGATGATCGATGCATCGAGTTCGGCGCTGTCATACTTGACCAGCATTTTCAGGCGCTGCAGCACCGGAGCAAAGATGCCGACACCCCGGTGCTGGCCAGCGCGTTCATGGTCGAAGTCATGGATGATGATCGGCCTGCCCCAGTTGGTCTCCCGTTCGATACGCTCCCACGTGACCGACTTGGCGCCGGTGAAGAAATCACCCTGGTGCGCACGACGGATGTGATAAGCAACCGCCGCGCCGTACGCATCAATCTCAACGCCGCCACGGATCTCGTTGCTGTCAAATACCAGTTGAGGATTCGACAAACGATCCGGGTCCAGGATCTGGATGGCAGTTGCATATCGCGCGCGGCCTGGTCCCTGCCGTTCAGGCAACCAATGCACCATGGCCAAGGCATCGCCATCAACAAGCTTGTGGCGAAAGCCCAGGCGCATCAGCTGCCCCACTGTCATTTCGCGCTGGGTATCGCTGTAGCGGCCGATATCGTTCGCCCAGGTTCGGTAGCTGGCCTCCAGACACTGCCCGAACTCATCGGCCCACACGTGATCAAATTCCTTGATGCCCGTATGGGCGCGCAGTGCCGCGTAGTCAGGCTTGAAGATCGGCCGGAATGAAGCGCCGATGGCATTGTCCAAGATGCGCGTGACAGCACCGGATGCCCAACCGTCATTGCGCACCATGTCGCGCACGCGCGAGACGATCCGGTCGCGGTGCATATTGAGGTCGCCATCGGGCGAACCCAGGTAGGGAGTCCAGTCGGCCATGTGGTCGCCGTACATATCGGCGGCGTCATATGGCGCGCCGCCGGCGCCGGACAGCATCGACGCCCGACCGCGATGTGGCGCCAGCGGCTGGCCGTTTGGCCCGAGAATTCTAACGGGGCTGGCCATCAGAATCGGAACCGCATTGGTCGACGCGAACGGCTGACAATGCCCAGTTGCTGCTGCAGCGTCCGGATCAGCACGATCAGTTGCGAGATATTCGTCTGGGTGTATGTCACGGCGCGCGCGCCGTCGCCCTGGGTGTATGAGTAGGACGTCCCCTTGGCGCCAGTCGACAGGTCGATATATGCCTGCTGCGCCTCTGCCAGCGTCTTTTGCAGCGTGGCCGTGGGCATGCCAGCCAGCAGGCTGGTGGATGGGTCAAATGGTTTCATAAAATTCCTACGCGAAGCGTTTACGTTTTTTCAAAGCCGGTGGAGCGGTGACGGATATCACTCGCACGGCAGCAGGCGCAGGAGTGGGTGCGACTTCAGCTGGTTGCGCCGACTCGGCGGGCAGCATCACATCAACCGCACCGGCAACCTCACTCTTGACCGGAGCGGTACCAGCACTCGGCAGTACAGGAACATCCGGCTGTTCATCATCGTCAAACAGCGCGGCTTGGCTCAACCTGGCCTCCAACGAACTCCATTGGGCCGGCGTGCGAAGATGAACTTTCGCCGCGCGGCTCGCATGTAGTGCGTAGACCTCGCAGTCCAGCACCTCGTTACGACGGCCGATCTTCTTTTGCCAGGCCTTGACGATATGACCGTTACTTGTCCGCACTGGCGCCTTGACCTCAGACTCCAGCAGCTGGCTGTAGTATTGCGGACTCGTGTTTCGGTGCGTATGGAACCGGCCAGGGCCGTCGCCTTCCAGCGACACCCGCCCGCGCTCACCGATCAGCAGATCCTTTGCACGAGACGTGCCGACGATAAAGACCTGAATGCCATGCTTCGCGGCCTTGGTGTTGCGCCGGTTCGTGTCTTTTGTAGGTACAGGCCGCGCAAAAATCTCGGAATCAGTAAGGCTCGAACCCTTGATGGCCATGACGAACTCGATACCCTTGCGCTGGTGGTTGCGAACCCACTTGTACGTGGCATCGGAGGTGGTGCCATCCGAGGTATCAAGGCTGACGGCAGAAAGGCCGATCTTGAAACCCCGCACGGAGCGGTACTTGTGAAACAGGATCGCATCTAGGTCAGCCCACACCGGGTCTTCATACAAGGCGGGCGTGCCGAATATCTGGATGTACAGAACCAACCAGCTTTCCTCGCCACGGCCATAGGCACGTAGCACTACCTCGATGCGGTCATGCTGGATGTCGACGCCGGCAACCAGAATCAGGCCGCCGATCGGCACCGCGTTGACCTCGTAGTCCAGCTCGCGCTCCTGCAGGGCGCTGGCGGTAGGCATGTCGCCTTTGTAGGTGTACGGCAAACCCTTGCTGCTGTTCACGAATGCGATCAGCGGGCCGGCATCACCACGGCTCAGATCATGCAACGCCGTCAGCCATTTTTCCATCAACAGCGACATGCGCGAGCCGGGAAACGGACTCATCAGCTCATTGAAGTAGAACCCGGCCACACCCCGAAACGGCGCGGTGGCGACCCAGCGGCCCTTGCGCACGTAACGATTTTTCTGTGCATCGTTCCAAGCGGCGCCACAGGCAGGGCATGCGTAGTACGACGTCTCGGGCCGCTTGGTACCGAAGATGGGATGATTCTGCAGCGGGTCATCCAAACAACGCAGATATTCGAAGTCGAGCGGATTCTCCTCACCACAATCGCCGCAAGGAATCATCGCTTGGCGCTTGTCCGAATTTTCCATTTCAGCGACGACAGCCGAGACGCCCTCGATCGTCGGCGTGCCGCCAATGATCAGTTTTGGCCGTGCGTAGGTCTTTACACGCTCTTCGGCCAGTTTGATCGAGTCCCCCTGCCCCCTCAGGTTCAGATTGCAATCGTCCGGCTCCTCAACGAACACGCGCGGCGTGGGTGTCGACTTCACCGAGGACGGCGAATTGGAACCAACCAGCTTCAGGAAGCCACCAGGGAACCGCTTAAACAACTGACGCTGCTGCGCCTTCCTGCTGCGCAGGTCAATCTTGCCGCGCAAGCGGGGCGTCGCGTCGACCATTGGCTCGAACTTCTCAGCCATGTATTCCTTGGCCGACGCTTCCTTCGGGAACAACCCGAGGATCGGCGAAGGATCGCTGTCGACCCACTTCGCCAGGGCGTTGCCAATCACGCCCGATGTCCATGCAATCTGTGCGGATTTCTGCCCGACCACCTTGCGCACGGTTGGATCGTCGATCGCATCGAGCGGCCCGTTTTCCCACGCGAGGTACGGCGTCACGTCCAGGTTGTACTTGCCCGGCAGCTGGGACTCCAGCTCCGACAGGTAACGGTATTTCCGCGCCCAAGCACGGGTACTGATTTTCGGTGCCGGCGCCCAGCGCCGCTGGACTTCTTTAATCGTCGTCGTCACCGTCTGGCGCATCATCGCCTTCAGTGTCGGGTTCATCAGAATCGAATGCGTCGACATCAAAACTCTCCAGCTTGGCCAGCGAGGCCTCGATCTGCACCAGGATCAGATCGGTATCGACCGTGATGTTATGCAGTGCATGAATTTCACCCACTAGCCTGAGCGGCAGCGACAGTAGTTCGGTCTTTGCAGCGATGATGTGGTCTGACCAGGCGCGCTCGAACAGAGCGGCCGGCGCCAGCTGGCCCAGCCGTTCGGCCAGGTCCACTTCCACCATGTCCGCCTTCAACCTGTCCAGGCGGTCGCGCGGCTTTTCTGCTGAGCGGCGCGCGATGTCGCGCTCGATCATCCACTGGATGACCTTGGCAGTGTCGTAGCTGTTTCCAACGCCCCGCCCCCCATTGATTTCAAAAGGGAAGCCAGGTTCTTTCTGCCACTCGGTAAATGTCCGCTCTGACACGCCCATAATCTCCGACAGGTCGCGCTTGTTGACCAGCTTTCCCATATCGGTACCCAGTAATCTAAAAAGGAAGGAAGCGTATGCAATTCCTCAGCTAGAGAAAGAACGGGGCGCGCAATGCCCTCGGGAGCAAAACCTCCAGGGAGGACCCGTTGATTTCGGCGCCGCCTTTACACTCGACCCGCCGGTCGTCAGGGATGTGCCGTCCCCATTGCTTTGATCATTGCCTTGTCCATCTCGGCATTGAAGTTGGCATTGACCGTTGCCGTTGCCCGAGCGTGGTAGCCTAGATGTGTCCTGACTGCGAGCGCATCACCGAATCGAATCAACAGCTTCAGTGCCCCGGACGTGTTGACACCCCGCGAACTGACGCGCGCCTTGCCTGTCTTCCTGTTGGTGATCGTTGCCTTTACTGCCGTGCGCTGCCATACACCATTGACGATTCCCTTCTTTGTCTTGACCGGGCCAATGAAGATATCACTGCGCCCTTTCAACGCGGCCAGCGTACCCTTGCGCAACTGTCCATACTGATTGAGCGCGATGTCTTTGGGATTGAGGAGCGCCTTGCCGGCCAGCTTATGTACACCACCACGCTCATAAGGCTCTAGGTACTCTGCCGCCTTGTCCATCACGTACACCTTGGCCACCAGGTTATCCTTGCGCGCCGCCATCGTCTTCACCGAGCGCAGCGTAAAGGGCGACGGGTTCTTGAGCTTGGCAGACAAATTACTAACAGCATCGGCAGCTACCAACTTGGACAGCGACGTCAATGCTAACGCTGTGGCATATGGCATTTGCCGCTTGGCCAAGTCACTCAACCCGCGCTCTACGTCTGCGAGGTTCGTCCGAACGGATATTTCAAGGGCCATTCTTTTCCCATCCAGTACATGTGCAGACGTCTGCACAAAACACCCCACAAGAAAAGCGGCCGCCTTGTGGTTTAAGTGTGCGCCCCTGCGCCCTATCATCAACACAAATAAAAAAGCCCACCGAAGTGGGCAAGCACCAGAAACGAATGTATCCCCCGCTATGGAGCGGATCGAGATAGATCACCTCTTTCGCTGTTGAGAAATCGTCTCGCCAAACGCAAAAAAGCCCGCTTGTGCGGGCTTTAGGCGTTACTGCTGCGAGAATGACCGAAATATACACCCGCTGTAACAGCCGCGTCAAGCTATTGCAAAAACTCCTCAACCACGCCATCGGCAACAAAGCTTGGCGCGAGGCGACTATAAGCCATCTGCTCAAGCTCCCGCACATGCCCTTGCATCTTTGTCGATGCCCTCTGGTAGGTCATATGGCTTGCGCCGAATGACTTGGCCAAGTCGCGCACCGTGATATCCAGCTGCTTATGGTTGGCGAACAATCGCCCCAGCATGCAGTCGACCGCATGCGGGTTCAGCCCTGGGAACATTGGCCGGAACCAATCCGCCAATCCCTTGATGGCCTCGATGCGCTCGACCGAGAAGGCAAAGCGACGCCGGCCATCCACATCCTCAAAGTCCGTCTGCCCGTACTTCGCCTGCAATACCCACATTTCTGTCTTCGGCAGCCGATGCTTTACCGCCTGCAGCACCAGGGCACACTGGGCACGCACCTCGTTGCCATCCAGTCCGCCAAAGTTAATTGTTCCCGATGCCGCGCCGCGCAGCTGCTCCAGCCAGCAACGCTGACGGCCAGTCAACTGCACCGACTCCATCGCCTTGATCAGTGCCGCCCGCAACGGCGCATCCTGCTTTGCCTCTTGCGCCATGATCAGGAACGACACATGCACCGCCTGCCCCACGTTTTCAAATACCGCTTCTTCCGCTTTCACTTCCATCGCCTAGCCCCTTTTCTCGTTATCAATCGCCTGCTGATCCAATGCTGCCTGCCATGCCACTTCGCCCATCCTCCTCAAATACGGTTCCGGCGTCGCATCCGGGTCATCCCGGTTGACACTATTGCCACGAGCGTCCTTGCCGATCCGAACCCCACATACCGGCGCATATCCAATCTCATGCCCTTCTTCCGTTGCGTAAAACACCCCTGGCTCTTTCAATCCCCTCCTGATCTGCTGGTCAATGTGGTCACGGCCAAATACGCGGCGCAGTTCATCGACCCATGCCGCTGTAATCGGCATCTGCTCCCTCATGCTTCCCTTGCTCATATCACTCTCCTGCTGTTTCGTCCGACCTCAAAAAGGTTGGCCAAAAGGTTGGACGGCTGAAACCCGCATGCTTGCTTGCTTTGCCAACCTCCCAACCTACCCAACCTATTTCTAGGCTTGACTGGAAGAGGCTTTGTCGAAAATGGCCGCACACGCGCACGTATACGTGCGTGCGTACGCATGCGCGCTTGCGCGTCCGGGTTGGCGAGGTTGGGAGGTTGGCGAGGCCGTATTCCATGCGGGTTCCGGCCGTCCAACCTTAAATTAGTGAGGTTGGACGGCTGGTCCAGCCCGGTCGAAATGTCTGCACATGTGAACCGCAATTCCGCCTTTTCCGCCTGCGCACACGGCGCCCACGATCCCTGGCAGACGATTGCTACTACATCGCCCATGACTTTAGATAGGAAGTGCATCTGCATCCTCCTGTGCTGCTTGTGTTCCAGCCGTTGCCGGCGCTACAGGACGCGAATAGAAGCGTTCACGTGCCCCTGACGTTTCGCGGTCTTTGTTCCACCCAAGCTTGCGCATGATGGCGCCGATACGCATCGTTTCGAGCTTGGCCGGACCGAGCTTCGATATCTCGAAGTGCAGTCCACGCGTCAGCAGATCGAGTACAGTCACGCGATCAATGCGGCCGTTCAGCTTCGGCACGCCCTCGGCATCGAGGCCTTCCAGGTAACGGTAGATGTGGCCGTGCCACGGGTCAGGAATCTCGCGGTTCTCCTGTTCCGGCGAGATCAAGCGGTCCTGCTGCTCGCGCGTGGGATACCACAGCACGCCGGCATTCATCATCGCCACCGCCTCGCCAAACAGCTGATCGCGATCCGTGATCAAGGCATCCATATCGATGCGACCCGTGGCCACCGGCCAGAAGCGCCGGTTGCCGGTTGTGTCCTTGAAGTATTCCCCCTCATTTGTCGTCGCCGCGAAGGCGCAGCGGCGCGGCATGTTCTTCATGCGGCGGCCATACGGCTCACGGAAACGATCGATGGTCGACGACATGAACGCCTTGATCGCGGTGACCTCCGACCTGTTGAACTGCTCCAGCTCAGCCACCTCGTACAGCAGTACGCCCTGGATCGACAGGTAACCGTCCTTTTCGCCCATTCGGAAAGGCGTATCGGCGAACCAGTCGCCGCCCAGCACTTTCAAAGCCGTCGACTTACCCTCACCTTGGCCACCCTCGAATACGGGCGCATGGTCGTGCTTCACGCCTGGGCGGTAGGCGCGCACCACCACTCCGACAAAAAACATGGTGGCCACCAACTGCAGGTACTCGCTGTCTGCGCATCCCCAGTACCGCGACAGTGCCGAGGCGACACGCGGCACCCCATCCCACATGGCGCCGCAGCGATCCATGTAATCGGTCACAGGATTGAACGCATGCTCACGCGCCGCCTGTGCGACACCGCGTTCGATGTCGCCGATGGCCGCCAGGAGCAGGCTATGGTGCTGCGACAGGTACACGCCGAGGTGGAAGTCATCACCCTCTGTCCACTCGCCCGGCTCGCTACGCCAGGGCGTGGCACGTCGCTTCACCTGCAGGCCAGAGAACATATCCAGGCCCACCAGGCCGATCAGGCGCGGATCGCCCTGCATCACCATGTACACATTCTCGCGGCAGCCCTTGACCCCGCCGTTTGCCGTTTGGATTAATTGCGCCCGCAGCTGCTTAGGCGACATGCCCGCGCCAGCCGGCAAAGGGGTAGATCCTGCGTCCGTTGGCGCGCTTGCCTGCTCATCAAACCACTCAGGCACGTCGTCGTTTGTCGACGCAGTCGTCGAGGCCGCCTCTTGCTCAGGCTCTGCTTCCTCCACGCGCAACTTCGTCACCCAAGACATCACCTCGTCGACGTCGGCGCCACTATCGATCAAGTCGGCCACGTCCCAGCCATCGACCACTTCACCTGGTGCGGGAATATCGACAAAAAATACCGTACAGCCCAAGCCGCGCAGGATGCCTGCAATCTTGATCATCGCCCCCATCCCTGGCTGGTCAGCTTCCGGCATCAGCTCGCCGGCACGTTTGTGTTTTTCCTTGTACCGCTTGGAATCGGCATCTGACCACAGGATGACCGTGCGGCCGGCCAGCGGTGTCCAGTCGGTCTTGTCCACCGCCTTGCTACCGCCGACCCAGGACAAGGTATCCAATGCATCGGCAAGCATGCCGTGCGCGCGGTCGGCGCATTTTTCTCCTTCGACCACCAATGCTGGCAACTCGGGCCGTAGCGGGCCGCGCAGGTACAGTGGACGAGGAACCGGAAACGACATCCACCGCCATTCCCGGTGATTCGTGACCGGATGCTTGGCGAAGACGCACGGCAACACTTCCTTGCCGCCATCGGAGGTGGTGAAGCGGTAGATCACGCCCAGCAGCTGGCCAGCCTGGTCGCGGTATTCCCATGACATATCGGGCTTGCCACGCACCACGTGCGCCTTCGGGTACGGCCCAGCATCGGCTGGGACGGGCAAAATTGGCGCCCAAGGCGTCTTTATTTTTGCCTCGGAAAACGCCTGTACCCCTTTGTCCGCTTGCGCGGGCGCGCGACTAGGGGTGTTTTTCGGCTGGGCCGATACGATAGGGCGCGTTGCCCCAAGGGACGAAGAATCGGAGGGCGTCAGCGTAATGCCCAGCTGCGCGGCTAGGTCGGCGCACGCCTTGCCCTGCTTCACGCCGTGGATGTGCGCATAGAGGGAAATGAGATCAGCGCCGGCTACGCCGTCGTCGGAAAAATCAGCCCATACGCCGGCTTTATCCCCTTCGAGCCGGATACGCATTGATTTGCCGGCTTCGCCGGAGGAAGAACCAATACAAAACTCGGTCCCTTCACGCACGCCGTTCGGGAACCAGGAGCCAAGTAGGGACTCAATGGAAAGGATGGCCGCGCTGTTGACTGCGGCAAAATCATCGAGAGTCACGCGGTACGCACCTTCGCCTTATGCGCAACGCGCTGGCTACCGTAGCGGGACGGAATCTGCGCGTAATCCAGAGCGCCTTCGCGCACCAGGCCAGCACGCGCCATATGGCGGGCTGACAATGGCGCCTTGGACGGCGCGTAACGCGGCCCTGCAACCTGGCCTGCCAGCACCTCCTTGGCTTGATTCGAGCGACCAACAAAATCCCAACCCTTTTGCGTCACCACGTAATCGCCAGCCTCGCGGCGCACCACATGACAACGCATCAACGAGTTGATAATTTCACGCTCAAAGGCTGTAATCGGGCGCGTCCACGCGATGGCATTCATCCAGCCAGGTAAGCCCGCGCGACCGCCCAGCTGGACCAGCTTGCGAAAGGCGAGATCAGGGCGCGTTCCGGCGCGCGGGCCAAAATGCGCACTCATGCCGCACCATCCTGGCCGGCATCCGGCTTGCAATACACGCGAATGCTCAGCGCCATCATTTCGGAAAGCGATCGATGGACACCATCCATGATGGCATCGAGTTCAGCCCGCTCCTTCCCATCGATCTCATCGTCGCCAGCAATGGCTTCCTCGAAACGCTCAGCGAAGCGGCCCAGGCGGATATAGACCTCGCGGAACTTCTTGGCTATTTCTTCATTGCCATCCGACAGATCAGCTGGCAACTTAACGAAAGCACCACCGCTCGATGCCGCCACTGCTTCAGCAAACAGCGTCGTGTTGGAGAACGCTTGAAGCTGCAGGGCAGTGTCAACAGCAACGCCCTGCCCCTTGCGTTCGTAAACGCGGTTTTCCAGCCCGTTGCGGCTCATGCCCAGGGCGGCTGCGATTGCGTCCCAACCGCCGGGAAATGCCCTGATCATGGCAAGGTACGATTTTTTAATTTTCACAACATTTCCTTCTTCTTGGTGGTTGTTCTTGCTACGCGGTCAAGCTACGCTTACAACATGAAAATTGACCCCGATCACACCCGGCTGCGCGGATCGACACCGACAACGGAATGCTCCGGTATGGTGTCGAGAATGTTTGTTGACGATGGAAGCTGACGGCCTGCGTGCCCAGCATCCATCGGAGCAAGTTCCGGCCAGATGCTCTGCCAATCAAGTGGGCGTAAATCCTTACGTGACACTCGACCACCAGTTGCCCTTTCAATTGAAAAGCAGCACTCAATTGGCACGCCTCGCGCACGCCAATTTCCTAGCCGCGAGGGGCTAACGCCAATTGCCTTGGCAAGGGCGGATGGGCCGCCACACAGCTGAACTGCTTTATCTAATGGGTTCATGGAAACGGATAATACACGTTTTGTGTATTCACAACAAACAATTTGTGTAACACGCCTTGTGAAGTGTTGACTATTCTGTGTCTATGAATAAAAAGGCCAATATCCCCTGGGAAGTCGTCGAGAATCGGCTAGTACAACTAGGGAAAGATCAGCAATGGCTGCGTGAAGCCCTGCAGCTCTCGCCAAACGTGGTTACAAACTGGAAAACTCGCGGAGTTCCCAGCGGGAAAGCTGTGTCTGTCGCTAAGATTCTTGATCTCACCACTGACCAACTCCTGGGCTTGGATAGTGCAAGCGTTCCCTCCGGTGCCTCGCGCGTTCAGGCAGTCGAACGCGGCGATCCGGCCTATGCACATATTAAGAAAGTAAAGCTACGACTATCTGCAGGGGTAACGGGCTTTCAAGCTGATCCAGAGTTCGATAGCGGCGGCACCGTCGCCCTTGATCCTCGATGGCTTGCGCGCCATGGCTTCGCCCCTGACCGACTGATTGCGATCAAAGTAAAAGGGGAAAGCATGGAACCTACTCTCTATGAAGACGACTTGGTGATCCTTAATACCGCCGACACACAAATGGTTGATGGCGCGGTGTACGCGTTCAACTATGAAGGCCAAGCTGTTGTAAAAAGGTTGTCTCGGGACGCCGGGGAATGGTGGCTCACTTCAGACAATCCAGATCAGCGCAAGTACCACCGAAAATTGTGCAGGGGCGGCGATTGCATCATAATCGGGCGCGTCGTCCGCAAGGAAAGCGATCACATCTAGTACGCAACGCCGCCTAGAGCAACTTCCCATCAAAAACCCGCATATTGCGGGTTTTTTTATACCCATTTCCTGAAAAATTATCCTAGCCAAGCCATTGGCCCCATTGCAACTGGGATACACAACCACACAAACAAATACACGTTTTGTTTGATTGAGTACACAACATGTGTAATACTCCACCCCATCAATAACAGCAACCACTACGATGGGGTGATGCCGATGGGAAATTCAAACGCCTTTACTGTCACGGTCCGCATGCCAGGTCAGCCGGTTTGCGACGGGCTTCCACTTTCCGCCATCGGCGCAAACGCCGCGTCCGTAATTATGGACATGATCGACCTTTTCGGCCCTTGCTTGGTATCCGTCCAGCCGCTCAAGGCTGCGCTATGAAAACCGCCGCCAAGCCTCTGGCGCACGATCAGCACCTGAGCCAAGCACTCGCCGCGTCTGCAGCACTGGCACGCCTGCAGCACCTGGCCAAGTCGGTTCGCTGTACCCCAGCAGACCTGTCGTCTGACGGCGGCCGCAGTATAGACATGCTGCGCCTACTCGACGTCATGCGGACAAGGGGCTACCACATCGATCCGCCCGTCATGGCCACCGCGCAGCCCAACCCGCTGCACACCATGTGGCTGATCAACATCGTCGTGCCGACAGGCGTCAGCGTCAGGCTGGGCGTGCCACTGCCACGGGTGCCAGCATGACCGCCACTCTAGTCCACCTTGCAATCGATGTGCGCAGCGTGCTGGCCAGGCCACTCCACGAGCTGCGCGGCTTCACGCACCCGGACGGCCGCGCCATGACTCCACGCCAGGCCAAGGCAGCCCTGGTTGCGCAGTTGGCCGACGGCCATGAGCTGCTGGCCGTCGGCCGCAGCGCTCCTTTCGATTTCATTAAACGCTAACCGGGCCGCACCCGCCCACAACCAGGAGCCGCACATGAGCGACCTCGTAATACCCACCATCGGAGGCATGAAGAAAGCTCCGGCCCGCAGCGAAAAACGTATCATCGTCGATGAACTGGTCGACGACCAGGTATTCGCAATCACCGCCTGGGCCGACATCCGCCCCAGTTACACCAACCGCAAACGGTTCAACCAACCGGCGCTGGAGCAGCTGGCCGCCAACATCAAAGAGGTTGGAATCGTCCAACCCATCCTGATCCGGCCCGTAACGCCGACCGCAGAAGCGCCACAGAAATTCGAGATCGTCGCCGGCGAGCGCCGCTGGCGCGCGGGGAACATCGCTCAGCTGCAACGCGGCCCGACCATCATCCGCACCCTGACCGACCTACAGGCGCGCGAGATCCAGCTGCTGGAGAACCTGCAGCGCGAAGACCCTCATCCCATGGAGGAGGCCGAGGGCTTCCAGGAGCTGATGCTCAACGCTGGCTACACGGCCGAGCGCCTGATCGACAAGCTCAAAAAATCCCGCTCCTACATCTATGGCCGCCTGAAACTTTGCGCGCTGACGACCGAAGTGCGCGAGAAGTTCCTCGATGACGTTATCTCGGCCTCGACAGCCCTGCTGATCGCACGCGTACCCGTCCCTGCCCTGCAGATCAAGGCACTGGCCGAGATCAGCGCGCAGGACCAGCGCACTGGCGAGCCGATGTCCTACCGCGCGGCGTTACAGCATATCCAGACCCGCTATATGGTCGACCTGACCCGCGCGCTGTTTAAGCTCAGCGACGCGAGCCTAGTGACGCTGGCCGGCGCCTGCACCAAGTGCCCAAAGAAAACAGGCAACCAGCCGGACGTATTCACCGACATCAAAAGTGCAGACGTCTGCACAGATCCGGCGTGCTATGCCGAAAAGCGCCAAGCGCACGACGCATTAACCATCGCAGCAGCATCTCAAGGCGGCGTGCCCGTCTACGAAGGCGAGGATGGGGCGACAAGAAGACGTCAGAATGAATATAGAAGCAGCAGCGAGTTTGTAGCGCTGGCGTCGCCGTTGTGGGTCTTCGAACGCAACGCGCCCAGCACAAAAAATGAAGGTAATACAGAGAAATTCCTTGAGAGCGGCCTGCTCCCCGAGCCAGCATGGTACGTGAAGGACGAGAAGGGCCTGTTGACCCCGTTTTACGATAAGGCGACTATCCAGAAACTCCTGGAAGATGCCGGCGCGTGCGAAACAAAAGAAGTCTATGACGCGCGCATGTCGACACTCCGCGCCGCAGAAGCAAAAAAGGGGGCCGCTGCCAATACACCGGAAAAGCAAGCGGCCGCCGAAAAGCAACGGGAAATCGCACGCGCGGATGAGGCAAAAGCCGAGCAGGAAGAAGCCTACCGCATCGAGCTTTACAAGCGCCTGCGCTCACGCGGCGCCAACGGATTTTCACTGGCCTCGCTGCGCGAATTTACCAAACTAGTGCTGATTGACCGCGATCTTCCGGACGAGGCTCTCGCCGGCATATACACATTTGATACCTCCAGCACCGAGAGCATCCACGCCTATATCGATCAGGCAGGCCTGCCAGATGTGCAGCTGTTGTTGGTCGACATGCTGCTGGGTGACAGCCTGATTACAAATGGATGGGATGACGAAGATTTCGATAACCAGCAGGCCGCAATACATGTCATGGCTAGGAATGAGGGCATCGATCCAGATGCGGTGCGCCTGCAGTTGGAAATGGAAACGATAGCGTTTGAATCCGTCCAGGATTATCAGCTTGGCCAGCTGATCGCCATTGCGCCTGCCCGCCTCAATGACCTGAGCAAGTTCATCCTCGCCGAACGGCCGTTGATGCTCAAACCGCTGGAGGCCGCAGCCAATGCGCTCGGCTGGCACTACGCACCTGGTCAAGTCTGGCTGCGCCGTGAGACTGATCCGGCGCCAGAGAACCAGCTCGCCGACAACCCGGAAGACAACGAGGACGCAGAAATGCTCGCCGAGCAGATTGGCCTCAATGCGGCTACTCCCGTAGCAGAAGCACCTGCAGCCCCCACGCACGACGAACCAGGATTGCAAGCAACCACGTCAACGCCGCGCGCACGCAAGTCGAAAGCGGCCGCTCCGCAGAAGCCATGGCCATGGCCCAAATCCCCGGTAGTCGGCACCACCAAGCCCACGCCTGATACCGAAGCAGCAACTCAATATCCACCACGAACGGAGCAACCATGAAATTAATCACGTCCCTTTTCGCCAAAATCAGCGCCTTCTTCGACTCGATCGCGCAACCTGCAGCGCCAGTGGCCACGACCACCGCACCGCACATCCGCGCGCTGTTGCTTCACCTGTGCAACCAGGATGCCGAACAGGCCACCTGGGTGGCCCGCTGGCTTGCTTATCCACTGCGCCATCCCGGCGCCAAGATGCAGACGGCGCTACTTGTCGCCGGCTCCCAGGGCGCTGGCAAGAGCCTCCTTTTCGAAAGAATTGTTGGTCCGATGTACGGCAACCAAGCCCAACTGGGTGGAGTACTTCCTCGCCGCACATTTAATGGATGGGCAATCGGCAAGCGTTATGCGGTTCTCCAGGATGTCCTCGTCCAGGACCTTGGCACCGGCCTCCTTAAAAGCCTCATTGCATCACCAAACATTGTCGTCCGTCGGGCGGGCGTACCCGACATCGCCATCAACAACCACCTGAACTTGGTCCTCATGACTGCATACGACTTTCAACTAGGCCTAGACAGCCGCCGGCTCGCTCTACTCACTCCTAGAATCCCTCTGCCAGTAGAACTGGCTGCAGGCGTTGTCCACGAGATCGAGAACGGCGGCCTGGTCGACTTCCATCAATACCTCACCCAGGAACTGGACATGGGCGACTTCGACCAGAACGCAAAACCATATGAGGCAATAGAAAGCGCGGTGGGAGCATGA